AAAGAAACACAGATCACACTAAAGTTATAAGTTATGCTGATGAAACTTATAATCATCAAGGTATTATTTATAAAGCTAGTAATTTTAAACATCAAGGCATGACAAATAAAGGTAAGGTTATTGTTTATAATAACAAACTATATCATGACAAAACTATTAGAACTAAATATAATGGTAAGATTAAACCATACGCACAAAGAATTAAAACTGCATTAGATAATGGGAAAGCATATTACAAAGACACACTTGGTAAACATATTTATATTTATGAATTGAGGAAACATGGCTAGATGGACATACGCATTTAGTAATGGCAGCTATAACGATTGGCATAGACGCTTCCCTGATTTGGCTGGAATTGATATAGATTTCATAGAGGTATGTCCTAAGTGCTATCAACCATTAGCTGTAAAAGAGACATGCTATGACAAAGGTCAGGTTTATAAGGCTACTACCCTTACAAAGAGGGTCGCAGAGGCACTAGGAGTACCCGGATTTTTAGTTTTTTACACTCCTCAAGGGGTTGATATGAAATTTAGAATTAAGCGCATTACAGAGCCTGTGAGTGCGATTTACCACATGAGCCAAGACCAATGGCTAGCTTATTTATACTCGATACATGATGAGCATAGAAAGTGTTGCAAAAATGCAACATAAATATGAGCCACATATCAGGGTTAAGTTTAGTCTGTTTGAGGACTCACAATTTAGAACTATTCCAAACAAGCAACGAGCTAACGCCTTCCTTGTATTTATATGTTTACTCAAGTTTGCAAACTCTAAAACCTTGACTTGCTATCCACGCAAAGCCACCATTGCTAATATGTCTGGTTTATCTCGCACTACTGTATACAGAACCACAAAACTTTTAGAAAAAGCGGGTATTATACATAAAAAAAGACTTAAATCTACACTATTATACACAATAAATGCTAAGTATATTGTAGGTTATAGAGATGATGTTTCAAAACGAAACACTAATGTTTCAAATTGGAACACCGGTGTTTCTGATAGATCACTATTAGAAGAACTATCATATAAAACTAACATTAGTAACTTTATAAGAGTTCTTGCAGAAGGTGGTAGCGATACGAACCATATTATAGAACAGATAGCGTATGAATACCCCCCTGAACAGCTTAAGAAAGCTATTGATAATAATGACAACCCATACCTTTGTAAGAAGGCTCTTGAAATACAAGAGGAGAAAAATAAAACTTATATAAGTATTGATCCTAAGATAGTGGATAATGTGCGAAAGAAAACTAATTATTTTTATAAGAATAAGGTAGCAAAGAATAAGAAAGAATATGGCAGGGTTCAAGCAACGAAAAGTTTTCTGTCAAGGTCTGACAAGAAGAAGTAAAAGACCTTGTTTAGCAAAAGGATATTTAACAGCCAATGGAAAATATTTATGTAGGTTTCATGGCGGAAATAATATAAAAGGTTTCAATCAACCAAACTATACAGATGAAACAAGAATCAAACAACTCTCAAAGCTCAGACAGTTTAGAGACAAATCAATCCAAGAAGTTAGAGACTACTACAATAACAAAGTCAAACCTAGAATTGGAACTAATAAAAAATCAAGATATTATTATAAGCAACTTAGTAGAAGGAAAGACCCTTACAGAAATAGTGCAAGACAAAAACCTTCCTGTCTCACCGATGAGCTTACAAAAGTTTTACAGCATATTAAAGAAAAACAAAGACCTCAACGATAAGATAGTTGAGGCTCGTAAGATTGGTATTCAAACATTAATAGATAAACTGTTACAAATATTCCAATACCAAGAGGTCGAAAATCCAAATCAAATACTATGGATCAGAGAAAAAACAAAGTTTATTCAATACCTAGCTGGGAAGCTAACCGATCTTTATTCTGATAACAAGCCAATAAAACAGAATATAGATCAGAAAATTTCTGTATCTTGGACAGATACTCCTGATCTCGTTGACTTAGACGCAGCATTAGTTGATGATATAAAAGACCCCGAGCCAAAATCCAATAGCACAGGGTCTTAATTTTTAACTCAGCCATTTAATCAATACAATTTTCTTTATTGATTACATCAGACCAATCTGTATCTTTTTCAACAAACCAAATCCATGATGAGGTAACTGTTTTTGTATTCTCATAGCCAGCTACATCATCATCTATAGCACACTTTTTGCCAACCATTATCTTCTTGTTAGCGCATGCGGTCATTGTCAAAGCTAATAAAATAATCAAAACTATTTTATTCATTTGATATGTACCCCCTTTCAAAGTTTATCCTTTAGTTCTTTTAAATAATCCTCGTTCTCTTTTTCCTCGTCTGTCTTTCTATTTATTATTTTGTAAGCTATAAATGCGCCAATAAGAAGGCAACCCATAGAATAAAAGAACATTAATACACCAAAGCCAGCACTCATTTTTTACAACTCTTTAAATAGCTTTGTATTTCTCTGACCATTAGTACACACATACCAGCAAAAACATTCCATCGTTTTACCTCAGATTTTAAAACCTTGTCTGTCTCTAAATCCTTTTGAAACCTAGCCATAAATGTATTGAATCTTTTTTGGTACTTTTTAATTGCTTTATCTTTTGAGTTCATTATTCCCCCTCGTTTAGCCAGTTAGGCAAGCCATAGCTCATAGCCATGACCCCGCCAAATGTTATTAATAAACCCACAACAAAATCAAAATGAATTGCTAAGATAAAACCTAAAAAGGCTGTAACAAAGCCAAGCAATAAACAAAGTAAATTTTTCATTTTATTAGCTCCCTTCTTTTTTTATTTATCCAAAATTTAGGGTCTAGCCTGTAGTTATTTGCAGCTAGCTCCTTTTCAGTTACAATGACAAAGTTAGTACGTTCACAGTTGCAAGCCTTCCTATATGGCAAGGGGTCAACCATTGAACCGATATTATTATTACCTGTGGCTTCAAACTTATTATAAAAATCTTCAATATTATTATAAGTTGCTTGAGCTGTTACAACTTTAAAAGTTCCTGAAATTAAATACAGTTCTTTTAAAAAGTCCCTGTAACCATGCCAACAGACAGCGTTTACTTTTTTTCTTGATCCATCTTTATTTCTTGAAAATCCTAAACGCTGATATTTTTTAGATGTTCCAAGTTTTAATTTAACTCTATGACAATTACCTGATACTTGGTTCATATCTAAATCAATTCCAAGTTTACCAGCTATAGACCATAAGCTACTCTTAAATTGCCAAATGTTTTTAGTGTTATATATTTTCATTTTTATACCTCATAGTTGTTTTATGACTTTGAACGTCAAAAGAATTTTATTAACACCAAATTTCAATCCTTTGTTATCCTATCACCATCAAAAGTCGGGTGTTGGTTTAAAATCACATTCAAAGTCATATAACCTTATCGGTTATAATTATGGCAATAATAAGACAATATATGCCTTAATTTAGACATAATATTTTTATAATTTGAAAATGCGGTGTTAGTAGCGGTATGTTTTAGTCCGAAGTGAACACCGCTAAATAGATTTATCCGAATGGGTGTTAATCTCCCAGCGTGATAATCTGAGAAGTGCGGTGTTAGTAGCGGGGAATGACCTAACCAAAGCACCGCATAAAAAACAACAAGGAGTAATATAAAATGATTAAATCATTACAAGACCTTAAAAAAGTAAATAAATTATGGTTCTCACCGAGTAATAAAAAGTTTTTTAATGATATAAATTATAAACTTTTAACCGGTGGTAAATCAAAAAATAAGTTTTTAATTCAACACACTTACAGATTTTCAGATATGTTTGAAGGAGTTAAAAAAGCTGTTTATTTAATTAAACCAATTACAATAGATGGCAAGATATTACCAAGCATTCAAACAGTTGAAACAATAGAGAAAGTTAAACAATACTTAAAAATGAATTAATATTAAAGTTGGATTTTCCACATATAACCGGCATGCAGCGACCCCGCATATACAAGCGGCAATAATACTGACCTATTAAGTTAATTTATTACCATCTCGGTATATTGATAATAAAAGATTATCGGTCATAATTAATTTATACTGTAGCTTTTTGCGGTTTTTGCTTTTGTGTTATGGGGGTATACCCCTAGCATGCGCCTGTATTTTATATATATATATACATGGGACTCGAGGACTCCCTTACACACAGCCACCCTTTGACAGACCTATAAATATAAACTAAATGTAGTATATGGATGAATTTACTAAACAAGATTTAGAATCAATATGCTTTGTAGAAAAAGGCACAAACGATGTAGTATTAATGTTTCAAGGTTTCTCAAGTGAAAGATCTGCGCATTTATTTATTACATTTGCAATGCTTTGTTTAGGATTTGATTACAAACCTATTGAAGATAGACCTAGTAAAACAATCCATTAGTTATGGATATTAAAATACCTTACACGCCTCGTAAGCATCAGGCTTACTTACATAAACAAATATCTAAATTTAGATGGTCGGTCTTAGTTTGTCATAGAAGATTTGGCAAAACTGTGTGTATGATAAACCATTTAATAAGATCAGCACTCACATCTAAAAACAAAAATCCTAGGTTTGCCTATATTTCGCCAACATTTAAACAATCAAAAGCTATAGCTTGGGACTACATGAAACAGTTTACCGCCAAGATACCTTACACAAAGTTTAACGAAACAGAACTAAGAGTTGATTTACCTAATGGCTCTCGTATCACCTTGCTAGGCTCCGAGAACTCGGATAGCTTGAGGGGTATATATCTTGATGGCTGCGTAATTGATGAGTATGCAAACGTAAACGAAAAGCTATTTCCTGAAATAATTAGACCGGCTCTAAGTGATCGCAAGGGGTATTGCGTCTTTATAGGTACACCCCAAGGCATGAATAATAATTTTTATGATTTATACCAACATGCTCAAGGAGCTGAAGATTGGTTTCAATACAAAGCAAAGGCTAGCCAGACAAAGATAGTAGATCAAGAAGAGTTGACCAAAGCAAAAGAGGTTATGGGTGAAAAGAAGTTTTTGCAAGAGTTTGAATGTGATTGGATTGCAAACATAGAAGGTGCAATCTATGCAGATGAACTAGCAAAAATGGAAAACAAAAGGCAGATAAGCAGAGTTCCTTATGACCCTAGTTTACCAGTATCAACCGCATGGGATTTAGGGGTATCAGATCATAGTGCTATAATATTTTATCAACAATTAGGAAGAGCTATAAATATTATTGATTACCATGAGGAGAGAGGCAAAGGATTGCCGCATTATATTCAAATGATAAAAGATAAAGATTATGTTTATAAAGATCATTTTGCTCCACACGATATAGAAGTTACTGATTTTAGTAATGGTAAGACCCGAAGAGAGGTCGCCTATCAATTAGGTATTAGGTTCAGAGTAGTCCCCAAAATACCATTAGAAGATGGTATACATGCAACTAGCATGATATTACCTAGGTGTTGGATTGACGTTGACCATTGCAAAAACCTAATAGATGCGTTAAGACATTACCATCGGAAGTATATTGATAAAAATAGAATGTTTAGATCAAAGCCGGTACATGATTGGAGTTCACATGCTTGCGATGCCATGAGGTATCTAGCAATAGGACTACAAGAATTAAATACTAGACAAGTTGCACCACAAAGTGTAGCAGATAATAGTTATAGGATTATATAGATTATGAGTTTTTTAACACCAAAAATGCCAGCGTTACCCCCGGTTCAACCGCCACCAGAGCCACCAAGCACAGAATTAAGTGAAGCAGAAAAAGAAAGAATAGCAAAAGAACAAGCTGAGATTGAAAGAAAACGTAGAGGTAGAAAGTCAACAATACTTACATCACCATTAGGTGTTCAAGAAAGCGAAGAGTCAAAATTAAAAACTTTATTAGGATCATAATGTTTAAATTTATTAAAAAACTTTTTACACCAAAAAAACAAAAGGATGAGCATTTAGAATTATTTGAGGAGTTTCCTATTTCCGATATACAAGTTTTTGATGACTCAAGCACAGATAAAACATTTGAAAACGAAACTAAAAAAAAAGTAAAAGAAACTAAAGAAACAAAATCATCATCAACATTTGGAGTATAATTATGGGAGGATCATTTAGACCAAAAAGACCGACACCACCACCACCACCGCCAAAACCAACTCCAACCAAAGTTGAAGTTTCACAATCTGATCCTTCACCTACAGGTTATGACTCAAGAAAAACAAAAGCTAGAGGTAGAGCATCAACTATATTAAGTGGACCAGTTGGTGTTGAACAAGAAGTAACTTTAGGTAGAAAAACTTTATTAGGATATTAAATGGCAAAAACAGATTTAACAAAAAATTTACTTGCACGTTTTGATAAGTTAAAAACAGGTAGACAAAATTGGGAAACTCATTGGCAAGAAGTTGCAGATTATATGCAACCAAGAAAAGCTGATGTAACAAAAACTAGATCAAGAGGTGATAAGCGAACAGAATTAATTTTTGATTCTTCTCCAATACAAGCTGTAGAATTGTTAGCAGCATCCCTTCATGGAATGTTGACTAACCCTTCTACTCCTTGGTTTACATTAAGATATAAAAATCAAGATTTTCAAAATGATGATGAAGCAAAACTTTGGTTAGAAGGTGTAACAGATGTTATGTATACAGCTTTCAATAGATCAAACTTTCAACAAGAAATATTTGAATTGTACCATGACCTTATAACATTTGGTACAGCAGCTATGTTTATAGAAGAGGATCAAGAAGATTTATTAAAATTTTCAACAAGACATATCAATGAAATATTTATAACTGAAAACAATAAAGGTAGAATAGATACAGTATTTAGAAAATTTAAAATTACTGCGAGAGCAGCAGTACAACAATTTGGCACAGCAGTATCTCAAGATATAAGCAAACAAGCAGACAAAGACCCATACAACGATATTGAAATATTACATGCAGTATATCCAAGAGATGACTTTGATCCTACAAAAAGAGATCAAAAGAATATGCCTTTTGAATCTGTATACATAGAATATAAAAATGGAAATGAATTATCAGTATCAGGTTTCAAAGAATTTCCATTTGTAGTTCCTAGATATTTAAAAGCATCACATGAAATCTATGGTCGTTCACCTGCGATGACCGCATTACCAGATGTAAAAATGTTAAATGAAATGTCAAAGACAACAATCAAAGCAGCACAAAAACAAGTAGACCCACCATTACTTGTTCCTGATGATGGTTTTTTATTACCGGTTAGAACTGTACCGGGAGGGTTAAATTTTTATAGATCAGGAACTAGAGATAGAATTGAACCATTAAATATTGGTGCAAACAATCCTCTTGGTTTAAATATGGAGCAACAAAGAAGAGATGCAATTAGAGCTGTGTTCTATGTAAATCAACTTATGATGCAACAAGGTCCCCAAATGACAGCAACAGAAGTTATACAAAGAAACGAAGAGAAGATGAGATTGTTAGGTCCTGTTCTTGGTAGACTACAATCAGAATTATTAAAACCTTTAATAGATAGATGCTTTGCAATTCTATTTAGAAATAATCATTTTGTTCAAGCACCTGAATTTTTATCAGGTCAAGATGTAGAAATAGAATATGTATCACCATTAGCCAAAGCAC